GTAGTGAGCCATCAGGGCCTTGCAGCCCCGGTGGTAGGCGTTCATCTGCACCGTGGGCCAGTCGCCGACCGTGCCGGGCACGCCCTTGGCCTCGGCCTCGATCCCGATGCGGTGAGCGTTGCCGTACTGCGGGGCCTTGCTCACCCCGGCGTGGTAGCAGAGCCCGGCGGCGATGACCCGGTACACACCGTCCTTGCGCAACAGTAGTTGCGCCAGTGGGCCTTTCAGTCCGGGCCTGCCGTCGCGGACGACGGTCCGGCTCGGCTCCACACCCTTGGCTCCGCCGTTCGCGGTGTGGTGGCAGGTCACTCCGAGCACATCGACCATCGCACCGTGGCCGCGCTGTTTCCAGCCCGGCTCCTCGATCACGACGAGTCCGGCCGCACGCAGAACGTCGGCCAGTTGGGTCAGCATCATTCGGGGGTCTCCTCTCCCAAGGTGCGCCGCTGTAATGAATGTACGTGTTCGAGCAAACTGTTGTATCTCGCAGCCGCCTGATCCCGTTCCAGGCGGATCTGCGCCTCAAGCCTGGCGATGTCCGCGTACAGCCGGGTGCGCTCGTTTGTCCACTCGGCTCGCTCGGCCGCGAACCGCAGCCGTTCCTCGGTGAGGATGACACGGATGCGATCGTTGTCAGCCTCCAATTCATCGCGCGCTCGCGCGACCGTTGCCACTGAGGCGTCCACTCTGCGCATCTCCTTCGGGATTCGATTGCGCCAGGCACTCATGCCGTCGTAAGCCAACTTGAGCCCACCACCGGCGGAGAAAATACTGAACAGGGCGATCCACGGTTCAATTTGGGGCATCGGGGGCCTGTGCCTCGTTGTCGTTGTCGATGCGGCGTCTTTCCTTGCGCCGGGCTGCCTCCTCTTCTCGGAGCCACCACCCACGCACGAAACACACTGCCGCCATGATGAACAGGAAACCGGCAATCGCGCCACCGCTACGCCACCCCGAGGACGCCATGATGGCGGCCCCGTACGCGGCTAGAATCGCTCCGAACGCCTGCATCCCCGAGGCGACCATCACGTTCAAGCGCAGAACGAGTCCGAGCAGAGTCATGACCGACGATGCGCCCATGAGCAGTGCCCAGCCGATTTCAAGTTCGTTGGGTAATCTCTGCAATGCCGTTGAAGGTGGTTCTCCTGCAATAGCGTTCGCCGCTGCGAGCACACCCCAGAGAATCATTCCGAGTTCTAGCGGGTATTCGCCCATCACTGATGGGACGGTCCTCGCGAGAATCCGTCGCCTGGTTCGCGCGCGCCACGTAGGCAATGCCTTTCCTTCCGTCAGAGTGCTCGAATGATATACAACACGGCCACATAGGGCGGCATGTTGTCGATCGGATCACCGGAACCCTGAGTGTCGTGCGTGTGCGCGGTCGCGCCGGTGAAGCCTGCGGTGTTGTTGCTGACCGTCGCGCCGGAGCCGGACTGCACCGTGGCGTTACCGGTGCCGTTGGTGGAGTGGTTGTGGCCGACGTGTGTGCCGTGGTTGTGGGCTGGCATCTGCCCGACGCTCAGAGTGACGGACATCGCCCCGCCGTTCTGCCCGTGAGTGAAGGTGAAGCCCCCGCCCACGGGCACGCGGTCGTCGAGGTCGGGGATGTTGAACGTGGTGGTGCCGTTGCCCGCCCCGAACGCCGTGCCGGTGGCCGCGAACAGGGTGGCGTAGGTGCTGCGGCTGATCGCCGAACCGTCCGCCTTCAGCCAGCCGGGCGGTGGGGTGCTGCCCGCGTACGGCAGGATCGTCCCGATGGGCACACCGAGCGGTGCGCCGGAGAGCCGTCCGGCAACGACGAAAACGCCGCCCTGCTGGATCATCCACACCCGGTCGCCGATGCTGTAGCCCACGGACTTGTCGGCGCTGATCCACGCCGCGTCAGTCTGGTCAGTCTTGACTCGGTACGAGCCGGTGCCTTCCAGTGCGGTGATGACACCGATGCGCAGCCGGATCGTGGGCTCGGCGGTGCCGATCTCGCGAGCGAGGTTCTTGATCGTGTCGTCGTTCATGCGATCTCCTCGCAGCGCAGCCGGATGTGTTCTCCCTGGCCAACTTTCAGGGGAATGGTGGCGGAGATGACGCGCCACAGACCGGACGTGCGTGAGCGTGGGTCGACGATTTCGATGACGTCGTCGATGTCGTGGCCGGGATGTCCGCTGACGGTGATCTCGCATCCCTGCTTGATCTTGACCTCGCGGTCGTAGATGATCTGCGCGATGTCCGTCAACTGCGGCACCGTGCGGATGCCTTCGGTGAAGTAGCCGTAGGGCCTGCGCCCGAAAGGCCCGTCCGAGTAGGTGGGGCTCGTCGGGTCGGTGTCCCAGATCTCGACCCTGACCGGCGCTTCGTCGGGGTGCTCGCTGCGGGCGATGACACCTGAGTACGAGTCGCGAGCGGTGAAGTTCCGCGCGGACGTCATCAGCATGGACGTCACGCCGGGCCGGTACGTCCAGCCGGTCAGCACGTCCGTCTTGGGCTCGATGACGAAGGACCCCAGTTGATCGAAATAGCAGATGAGCCCAGCGTTTTCGGCGAGTTTCCGGATCGCGTCCCACGGGTCGGAGAGCCGGTCGAACACGAGTTCCGGTGTGGTGTAAGCGGTCGGGGTGACCCGCATGGGGATACCGGGCATCCGGTCGGTGAAGATGGCGGCGACGGCTGCATGTGTCAGGGTGTCCTTGGCGACCACCCAGGGGTCCTCGAACCGGCGGTAGCGCAAGGCGTCGACCCGGTCGAAGCCCTTGATCTCGATAACGGTGCCTTCGGAGTGCGAGCGAACCTCGGGCTTGTCGACGCCGAAGACTCCCATCGGCACGTACTCGTACTGGTAGTTCACCATCAGGCCCCGGTAGAGCCGGATCTCGGTTCCCTTGGGGGACAGCAGATCGTTAGCGCTGGCCGGGGTGAATACGCCATCGGCGTCCACGATGGTGAAGTTGCATTCACGGCGCACTGATTGGTTGTCCATGGTGATGTGCCCGGAGACCATGGTGTCGAGGCTGGTAACGACGTCGTTGCCGAAGAGGACTTCGATCCGGGTCGACCAGATGCGGCTGTTCGATTCGAGGGCTTCCTTGAAAGCCGTTGTCGTCTCCCACATCTCAGGCCCCGATCTCGACGTAGTTGACATCGATAATCCGGTGCCGGTTCTCCGCGATGTTGTAGTCACGCTGAATGAGCCGGATGGAATACACCGCCCCCGCTGGTGTTTGAGCGATCATCGGGACAACTCGCCTGAGAATGCCTACCACACGAACGATGTCACCGGCGAGTACGTAGATGTTCAGCACACCCCGCGCACCATGGATACCTTCAGTATCCACGATCGGGAACTCCCGGCCGGACGGGTAGTGCACCGACGACGACTCGTCATCGCTGCGCTTGTGCCCGACGACCCAGGCGTTGAACTCGCCCAGTTCATCAGCGGGATCACGGATCGCCCAGACCTGCGAGTCGAGCAGAAGCGTTGCCACCAATGAGGATGCGGACGACAGGATGGCACCGAAGCCAGGGTCGACCTCGGTGTAGGCGCGGTACTTGACGTCGATCCCGAACGGCATCAGCCGGTCGGTGGCGGTGGCGCGCTGCGCGAGGCTGGGCTTGAGTCGTTCGATGATGGTGGTCCAGTTCTCGCCGCCGTCGATGGAGCGCTGCACCCGCAGGGTCTGGGTGCCGGAGTAGCCCCCGGGGCTCCATTGCGTCGACCGGCCGGGGGAGAACGCCGGGAAGGCGAGGTAGAACTGCTCGGCCGCCGCGACCGCGCCGAGGATCTCGACGACAAGCCGACCGAGCATCGCTCCGACTGGGGCCACGGCGCTAAGAACCGCGTGCGCGTACGCCGTGCTGTCGACGACGACCTGATCCGAAACGTCCTCCGAGACAAGGCTTCCGGTGCCGTCGTCGGCGTCGTACCAGCGGATGCGGATGCGGGCCGCGCGGGTGGCGGCGACTGCTTTCAGGGACGCCATGCCGGTGTAGGCGACGCCGGGCACGACGGGGAAGCCCAGTGGCGCGGTCAAGGCCGGTTGCCCGAACGGGGCTTCCGGCGGGTCGCCGAGTTCGGTCCGGATGCCCATCAGACCCGAAGCGATCGAGGTTAATTTAAGCCCTGCGTATATCTGTGCGCCGGTGTCGGCGGCCTGCGTCGCGATGGTGGTGTTGGTGTCGTTCTCCCAGCCGCCGAGGCCGGTGTCCTGCTCGGTCGTCAGGAACGACGACTGCGCGGTGAGGTCCATGCGGATGTACGGCACGTCGGTGTCGTACGAGACAGCGTCGGACACCTCGATCAGCGGGCCGGTCGGCGGGGTCACCGAGATCGTGAAAGGCGTGTAGTCCCAGGGGCTCGCCACGGCGGTGCTGCTCGTGGACCGGACGTAGGCCCGGTACGCGGTGCCGTTCGTCAGGGACAGCGCCACCCGGTGCTGGCGGGCGATCGAGGAGTTCACCACCCCGCTGCTCCACACCCAGCCGGTCGGGTTGCTGTCGTCGATCCCGGCGGCCTCCGCCAGAATCCGCACCTCGTAGGACGCCTGCGCGTCCAGGCCCGTGTAGTCCCAGGTGACCAGCGGCGTCGTCTCCCCGTACACCAGGCCCACCGGCGCGGTGACGGTGACGACCGGCGACGCCGTGCCGACGACGGTCCGATCGGTCGCCCAGGCACTGTCAGCGCCCGTGGACGACCGCGTGCGGGCCGACCAGGTGTAGGTGGTGCCATTGGTCCACTTGCCCGCTGCGAAGGGCGCAGAGGACGGATCTGAGCCGCTGGAGGTGTTCCAGACGATGCTGCCGCCCCAGGTCTGCGCACCGGCGTTCCAGTACTCGGTCGTGACCCCATAGACCCGCCGGAACGCCCACGCCTGCTGGGTGTCCCCCGGGCTCACCGGGTTGTACGTCCACCGGAACGTCACCCCGGCCGCGAGGTCCAGGTTCGCGCCGGACGCGGGGAACGTCAGCGTCGGCGCGGCCGGGGAACGCACCAGGGCCGCCAATTGGCTGGAGTAGATCGCCCACGTCGTGCCGGAGCCGGTGGCGTAGATCATGTCGACCGAGTCGCGGGTGGGGTGCTTCACCAACTGCACCTTGCCGTCGTCGGCCGACGCGGTGCGGGTGATCGCTACCGCCCACGCTGACCAGGTGTTCGCTCCGCGAGTGAATTTCGACCACCGGACGTCCCCATCGGTGGCGTCGTAGTAGGCCAGGTAGACGTCGTCGGTGTCCGGGTCGACGGACAGACTGAGCCCGAGCACGGTGCCGGTGCCGCCCGGCGCGGCCGGAGGGTTGCGGGCCGTGACCGTGGTGACGCCGTCCCATTCGGAGCACAGGATCGTGCTGGTCCCCTCCGACCACGCGATCATCATCCGGGAGCCGTCCCACGCCTGTGTCAGCGTGGTCTCGTCGATCTGCGCGGAAGCGTCGATACTGACCGGCGCGTCCCAAGTCCACGAACCGGCCGAGTACACAGCGCGGTTCGCTCTTAGCGCCGAGGCCGCACCCTGAACACTGGTGGTGAAGTAGACATGTGGGCTCGCCGCCGCTGTCTTGCCGTCACCGGTGTGGTTGAACTCCAGCGAGCCGAACTGGTAGTTGACCGCGCCGGTCGGCGGGCCGTGCTGGGTGCTCGTCACGCTCAGGGCACCGCTGGCACTGATGGACACCTGCGCGACCTTCGCCCCGCCGGTACCGGCGAGCCCGTACGACACCCACGCCTTCCAGCCGGACCCGACGCGGAACGCGACCACGTCGGAGTCGACGCCGGTCCGGCCGGACGCCGGGCTGATCGTCAGGTACGTCCACACCCAGCCGCCGCCGGTGACCGGCGTGCCCCGCGCGTACCGGACGACCTGAGGGTTGCTGTCCCACTTCACCCACGAAACGTGCGCGTACCCGTCGACATCGATGTAGAACGAGGGGACGGCGCTGTTCTGCTCCAGCGAGATGTCCGACGCCACATAGGACCACGTCGCCCCACCGTTGGCGGACTTGAAGAACTTCGCGGTGCCGGGCGACCCGGCGGACACGATGAGAGCCCAGAGTGTTCCGTCCGGCGCGATGTCGACGCGCTTCTCCGCCGAACCCTGAAGGGAGTCACCGGTATTGCTGTCCGTGATCTTCGTCGGCACGGTGCCTCCTCATCGTCTGCGGGTCGCGGACAGCAGTTTCTCTGCCAGTTCATCGCTGGCGTCGTCGAACGCATCGCGTGCGTCCTTCGGATCAACTCCGTCACCGACCTGCACAACGACCGCGCCCTCGCTGACCGTGATCGTAACGCCCCCGCCGTCGCCGGACCCGGACAGGTTCGCGGGTGTCCCCTCGGTGATCCCCGCGAACGCGGCCTCCGAGTTGAACTGCAGGGTCATCAGGTCCGCGAGATCCCGTGCCGACGCTTCGACGTCGCCGGTCCGTGACCGGATGCCCTCGGCGAGGTCTTCCGAGAAGTGGCGACCACGGATCATGGTGTAGCCCTCGCCGGACAGTGGGCCGGTCTCGGCCGGGCTGCCGGGCAGCAGGGCGGTGATCCGGCCGATGGCTCCCTCGACCGTGCCGACCACGCCACCGATGCCGTTGGCGATACCGCGCCCGAGAGACGCCATCATCGCGGCACCGGCGGCGAGGAACTGCCCAGCCAGACCACTGACGAGGCTGACCGCCTGCGACGCGAACGACGCGATCGCCGACAGTGCGTTGCTGACTCCGGCCTGGATCGCCGACACGAAGTTCGACATCGCCGACCGGATCGCCGACACCATGCTGGCGAACCCGGACGTGACCCGGCTGACCATGCTGGAGATCCACGACGTGATCGCAGCGGTCACTGTTGCGATCATCCCGGTGATCGCTGATTGCACGGCGCTGATCGCTGAGCGGGTGATCGATGTGACGGTGTTCCAGAACGCAGTCCACGAACCAGTGACCCGGGTGATGAACCCGCTGATCGCTGCGCCGATGTTAGCGATCCACGCGGTGATCGCTCCGGTGATCGCTGAGATCGCTGTCGTTACGCGCGTTCCTAGCGTGTCCCAGAACGTCGACCAGTTGGACGTCACCGACGCGATGAAACTGCCGATGATCGAGATCACTGTCGCGACCCACGCGGTGATCGCTCCGACGATCGCTGTGATCCGCTCCGCCACCGTCCGGCCGATCGCATCCCAGAAGGTGTTCCAGATGATCGCTACACCGTTGGCGAACGAGGTGATCGCTCCGGTAATTGTTGAAATCGCCACGCCGATCACGGTGGTGATCACGGACCAGGCCAGGGACACCGGCCCGTCGAACGCCTGCCACAGCGCGTCCCAGATCGCCTTGATCACCGCGACCTGGATCATGATGATCCCGACGATGACGGCGAGCGCCGCGCCGATGATCGTCTGCACCAGGAGCCACGCCAGTTCGACGACGGCCCCGAAGACCATCCAGAAGCCGTCCCACGCCGCTTTCAGGATCGCCAGCCCGGCGCTGAACAGGGCCTGAATGATGGCCCAGGCTGCGGAGATCAGCGCGCCGACCACCGCGAACGCGAACTGCACCGGCGGGCCGAGGATGGCCCAGAAGGCGTTCCAGACACCCATCACGATGGCAATGTAGGTGGTGAAGAGGGTGGAAATAATCGCCCAACCGGCGCTCACTAATGCGGAGGCGATCGCGAACGCCGCCTGAATCGGCGGGCCGAACACGCCCCAGAAGGCGTTCCAGACGGCGGTCACCACCGCGACACCGGCGGCGAACACGGCCTGCAGGAATCCCCATCCGGCGCTGACGACGGCGGTAACGATCCCCCACGCCGTGGACGCGACGGTCGACAGGGCTGACCACAGCGTGTTCCAGATCGCTACGGCGATCGCTACGCCAGCAGTGAACAGGCTAGTGATCAGTGACCATCCGGCAGTGATTACCGATCCCACCGTTGTGATCGCTGTCTGCACCGGTCCGGGGAGCGCGTTGAAAATAGCGGTCCAGATACCGAGCAGCATGTCGAGCCCGGCCTGAGCGATCATCTGCAGTCCGGCCATGACGGCGGACCAGTCACCAGCGATCAGCCCGGCGAAGATCGTGAGGACGCCCCGGATCGCTGCGAGCGCACCGGAGATGATCGACGTGATCACTCCCCATGCCGTGCTCACGATGGCGCTGAGGACCGGCCAGATCGCGCCGAACACCGCGAGCATGATGCCCGCGAACACGGTGACGGCGGTGGCGATCCTGTCGAACGTGGTCTGGAAGACCGGCCCGAACTCGGTGATCCAGGCGCGGGCCTTGCCGATCTCGTCGGCGATGAAGTCGCCCATGGCGGCGAACGCCGGTGCCAGCACACCCATGATCGCGTCGAACACGCGCTGACTGGCGGCCCAGAACGCCTGCACGTACCCGACGTACGCGGACACCACACCGTTGACGATGTTGCGGAAGGTCTCGAAGTGGACGTATGCCGCGATGAAAGCGCCGACCAGCAGAAGGATTCCGCCGATGATGGCTGCGGCGACACCCCCGATGAGGGCGATGGCGGCGATCACGGACAGAATCGGGCCGATGATGTTGATGGCAGCGGCGGCCAGGCCGACCAGCGCGATGACCATGCTCGCGAGTGCGGGGTGCGCATCCTGGAAGGCGGAGAACAGTTTCAGCAGGTTGGTCACGATGACGAGGACTGCCGCGCCGACAGGTGCGGCGGCCTGTACGAGATCGCCGAAGGTGCGGACGAGTTGGCCGATGAAGTCGAGGACGATGCCGGTGCTGGCACGGATGTAGGCCACGAAACGCTGGAAGGCGTCGTTGGTGTCGAGGCTCTGCGCCCACCTCGCCCACCCGCCGGTCATGGTGACGAGCCCGCCCATGAAGTCCCCACTGAGGGGGATGAACGCGGAGACGAATCCGGCGAACACACCGATCAGGTTGCCGATGACCTTGCCGATGTTCTCCAGCATCGACTGGGTGTTGATGCCGAGTTCACCGATGAACTGTTGCCAGAACGGGCCGTTGAGCGCATTGAACGCCGCTGTCTCCAGTCCACGGAATGCGCCGATGGCCCCGTTGATGATCGGGGCGAGGCTGGGGAGAATCCCGGCGATGCCGAGCAGTCCCTCTGAGGCGATCCGGAAGATGCCCGGCTCGAACTGCCCGGCGAAACTGGCCCACGTCGACTGGAATTCGCGCAGGGACTTCAGGGCAGCGGCTTGCGAGGGGGTCAGCGAGTCCCAGATCGCTTTCATCTTCGCGAGGGCCTTGTCTTTCTGGTCCTCGGTCACGGCCTGGTTGTACTGCTTCTGCGCTGCGGTGAGGTCCTTGTTCGCGGCCAGCACGTCGTTGTAGACGGTGGTGGCGACCGCGCCGAACAGGGCGGTCGCGATACCGGCGATGCCGAACGCAGAGCCCAGCCCGACGACCGCGCCGGTCGCTGCGCCGCCGAGGGGGATCAGCGCGGGGCCGAGGAGGAGCGCGGCGGCGGCGAGCGCGGACACGGACTGTCCGGCGGCGCGAGTGGTGGTGGCGAGTTGCTGAAGGCTGGCGTGGGCTCGGTCGGTGTCGACCTCAATGGTGACTTTCTTGTCACGCAGCGCCGCTAGTTCGGCTTCGAGCGCGGCGACCTCTTCGGTGCCGTCGACATCCACCTCGACGGTGATCTCTTCGTCATGCAGGGCCGCTACGCGGGCCTCGTACAGCACGAGTTGCGAGTCGTCGATGACGATCTCGGCATCGATGATGATCTCTTCAGATTCGAGTCGGGCCAGTTGTGAGCGGGCCGCCAGGTCGTCGAGATCCACCTCAATGGTGGCGGTGTCGCCGTCCAGGTCCGCGAGGTCTTCCTTGAGACCGAACAGATCCCGGACGGCGTCCGCCACGTCGGCGTCAACGTCGATGTCGACGTCGTCGCCTTCCATCGACTTGATCAGCGCGTCGAGTGCCATCAGTTTCGCGGTGGCGTCATCCTTGGCGTCGATCTTGACGTCGAGTTCGGCGACCGTTGGCACTGGTTACCCCTTCGCCGCCTGTTTCGCCGCGCGGGCCTTCGCCTCGGCGTCCTGTGACGCCAAGGCTACCTCTAACCACCAGTTGGGCCGGGTCGCAAGATCCCAGGGGGCGACGCCGAGGTACCGGGCCGCCTTGATGACTCTGTACCAGTTCGGCACTTCCCCGAACAGCCCGTCAGTACGGAGGGCTCGGGTCAGCGCCTTCACGCTTGGGGGTCGGGCCGCCCGTCGCTGTTGATCGCGGTAATGATCTTCATGTAGATCGAGAGGGGGACGTGCATCAGCGGGTCGTGCGGCGGTGCGGCGTCCAGGGCGGGGTCGGTGTCGACAGGGTCGCCGTTCTCCCTGACCACGGCGTGGCGTGCTTCGACGGCGGGCAGTTCCAGCGGGACGAGACGCTGGTATTCGTCTGTAAGGTCCCACTTCACAACGAGTTTCCGGATCTGCTCGACGATGCGCCGGATGTTCTTGTCGGCCTGCAGTTCCTCCAGTTCCGCCGGGGTCCATGACGGTGGCCGGTACGTGATGTGCAAGACTTCGGATGCGAAGTGGACATCGAGGTCTCGGACTTCCTTCAGGGCATCGCTGATCTTCATTGGTGATCCTGTCGTTGACTAGTCGTAGTCGAGCACTCTACATGTTCTTGACAAGCCGAAACCCCCGCACACCGGCGGGGGTTTCGACTACTCGTTGACTACAGTGTGGCCGTGGTCGTGACTACCTCGATCGTGAACGACTTGCCAGCGCCCCACGATGCGTCGTGAGTGGCCTCGAACGTCCACTCGACACCGAACACGCCGTCCTCGTCGCTGAGTTCGCCGACGTCCGAGACCTGCCCACACAGATCGATGGTGACCGAGTGGAAGATGTCATCCTCAGGGTCGGCCGCCTCGTAGATCCTCGGCCCGAACGCCTGCAGCCGCATGTAACGGTTCTCGCCGTTGCGCATGGCTTCGAGGGACTCCATGCCCTGCGCGTTGGCTTCCTGCGTGATCTTGAACTCGACGGTGGGCTCGACCTCGATCGTCGCGGCGAACGACGCCTGCGCGGCGTCCACCACCCACAGAGGGCTGAACCGGTCGGTGATGTTGAACTCGCCCTTGAGGGCTCGCAGCAACTTCGTCTCACCGATGTCCGCGTGGGCTTCGTCGAGGTAGACGGACAGTTCGGACGGCCGGACCGGGATCTGGGGCAGGCTCGTCGGTGAACTGGTGAGGGTGACGCCGTCCTGGATCGCCCGGCCCAGAACGGAGCCGCCCAGTTCGATCTCGTCCCGAGACCAGTTCCAGGTGTACTCGGTGAAGATGGAGTTGGCCATCCGGTGAGCCCGGACACCTGACCCCTGCTCGATCGTGTACGTCTTCGGCGCGTCGTCACCAAAAGTGTTGCTGGTAAACGTGTGCCGGTACGCGCCGGTCGGTGTGGCACTGTCCATGATCTGAGCGATCGTGGGAGTGTTCACCGACGAGGCGAAGGCGTACGGCAGTTCGGGGTAGACGGCGAGGCCCTCGACCTTGGCCTCGGTCCACTCCTTGCCGAGAATCTGCAGGCTGGCGTATTTCTGACCGGCCGGGAGCAGTTTCTTGATCGTGGTCTTGGGACCGAACTTGAATCCCATGGAGCCGAGGCGCTTTCCGGCAGCAACAGCCGTGCCAGGCGTCGACTCAACTCCGATCTGTGCTGACTGGCTGATAGTGCTGCGTTCCGCCACAACGGACTCCTAACGGGAAGGTGTGTTACTTGGGGCTCAGTGTGCCAGAGCGAGGATCTGCGCTCGGTACGCAGCCGCACTCTTGGGGTTGACGGTCGGACGGCCTTCGCGAGTGGTCAACTGCGACTGAATGTAGCCAGCCTCTTCGTCGAACCAGGCGTCGTAGGCAATGGTGTTGGCGGGCTTCGACTTCAGGAAGTTGAAGACGTGATTGACGTACCGGTCATTGTCGCCTCCGGCGTGGCCTTCCCACTGGCAGCCACCGAAGTTGCAGGCGACACCCCATTCGGGAAGCGCGAACTTCTTGCCGTTCGCGACTGCGTAGTTGTAGGAGTCAGTCAGCGAGCGGTAGGCGTCGCGCCGAGCGGCGTCATTGGACGCGGTGATCGGCTCCCAGGCGTCGTAGTAGTCGATGCCATAGGTGTCGACGTTCGCCTTGACAGCCTGGAACACACCGCGAACATCAACGTCGGTCTGGTCACCACCCCAGTTGGGGTTGAACGTGACAGTGCATCCGGGACACGCGGTGTGGATAGCGATGGCCGCCCGGTTGAATGCGGCGATCCACGCGGTGCGGTTGCCAGGGTTGACGTGCCAAGCGCTGGAGGGGAGGTTCATCTCCCAGCCGAGCCGGACATCGGTGCGCGGGTCCATCGCTTCGACGCGGTTGGCCCATGCGGTCCATTGGGAATTGTAATTCGTTCCGACAGCGCCGTTTCCGGGCCAGAGCGGCATGGCGAACGACAGTCGGCCCTTACCTGCGGTGCCGAGGTATCCGTCCGGGATCGGCTCGGTGTATGCCCAGTTGTCGTTCAGCGCCGTCCAGTTGTCCCGTGCGGGGTGGATGACGATGATGTCGACAGGCTTGCCGCGCATCGACTCGAAAGCGGTGACGTTGACCGCGCCTTGCCACTGTGGGTTGGTGCCGGACAGCCACGGCATCCCACTGCGGTTGGTGCTGGCCGGGGGTGGCGTGGTGGTCGGCGGGACCGTGGTCGGCGGAACCGTGGTCGGTGGCACGGTCGTCGGAGGGACGGTGGTCGGCGGAGCCGTGGTGGGGGGGGGGCTGGGAGTGGCCAGGCTGTCGAGGTATGCCTTGATGACGGCCTGGTCGGTGTCGATGTGCGCGAGCGCGGCCTGTGCCTGCTCGCGCGTCGGGGCCGGGTCATCGGCGTTGGCGAGCGTGGCCACGCCGAGCGTGAGGGTGGCGACTACTGCAGCCGCCGAGGCCCAGATTCGTTGCCGGTTCATGGTGCTCCTATTGGTCATGCGAGGCTTGGATGCGATAGATCCCGCCGAGGTGCCGGTATTGCTGTCCGGCTTCTACTTCGGGGTACTCGATGATGCTTTCGCGGACCGTTGTCAGTGATCCGCCCGGGACGGTGATGTTCGTGTGCGGCCGGTGCAACAGTGCGTGGAGCCTCGTAGCGATCGGGTTGAGGCTGTCCCATCCCGAACTACGATCGACGGCCTTGACCGCGTAGAGGCAGTCTCCCATGACCTCTACTCCGCCGACCCCTAGCACATCGCGGTGGCTCTGCATGAGGAAGGTGACGTACGGCAGGTCCGGCGGCCGGGCCGACAGGGTGTAGGAGACCCGGCCTTGCACGAGGTCCGTCAGGATGTCGTCGTTCGCGAGCAGGTCATAGAGCCACGGCGCTATGATCCCGGTCGTCAGAATCGGCTTGTCGGTCATGTCGCTCTACACGCATCCTTGACCGCTTCGGTCATTCGACGGGCGTACATCGGTTCGTGCCGGTGGGCTGTCGGGCCGACGATCGGGCGGGCTCGCTGCCGGTATGTGCCCCACTCCTGGAAGCGGGAGTAGAACCCCTGACCTCGGTTGTACCCGATCCAGACCTCGGCGTGGAGTTTCCCGGCGGGCTTGTCGACGGTGACCCGCCGGACCATGCCGGTGTCGACCCACAGGATGGTCTTGAGTTCCCGCGCCATGTCCTGCGCTTCGGCGTCAACGGCGTCGTCGATGTTCTTTCCCATCGCCGCCGCGATCGCACCGAAGTAGTTGTACTTGACGTGGATACCCATCAGAGTTCCCTGATGCCAGCGCGATTCACGGTCACGACTTCAGACGGTGGAGTCAGCATCCCGACGATGACCCAGACGCCGTTGTCCTTCGCATTCCGGACCCGGTCGCCTTCCTTGTAGAGCGTGCCGATCGGGAACAGCAAAATGGCGCTGGCTACCCCGTATTCGGATTCAAGCCGGATCTCCGGCTCGTCGTCGGTCAGGCGCACGAACCGGCACTTGGTCGGGCTCGGTCGTTCGACCCACGAGTTGTTCACGCCACCGCTGCTATCCCTCACGCGGGTGAGGTCACGGATGTAGCAGCGGTCCAGGAAGGTGGTCGCGACCAGTCGGCGTCCGTTGCCGATGACCGATTTGACGCTCATTCGCTGATGATCTTCCTCAACTTCGCGGGGTGCTTCTCGGCGAGGAACTTGGCGTGCGTCGCCGACATCGCATCCACGTAAGGACGTTCGGGGTACTCGCCGACGACCTCTTCCACCAACTCATCCTTGTACTTGCCTTCCTTGGGTCGCTCCTCAACCGGGGTCGGCTGCGGGGCGGTAGCCTCCTCCTCGGTCTTGACGGCCTCGTCGAGTTCCTTGTCGGCCTTCTTGCGCTCTGCTGCGGTGGTCATGTCGTCTCCTCAGATCACGTTACTTGCAAGGACTTCTAGGGCGATCTCATCGACGGCGTCGATGACTCCTGTACCTTCGGGCCTGAAGAACCAGGTGCTTGGCTGGTCCACCAGAACCGAAACGTCATACAGGCCAACATCCCGGCGAACGAAGTACTCGCTGGGGTAGGTGATGGTGGTGCTACTGCCGTCCGGCGCGCGGGCGGTGAGTTGCACGATGTTAGGATCGGTGGGGACTCCGAGCAGCCGGAACTCACATTCGATCGTCACCCGCTGGCCCACGAACACGCGCTGGCTCATCAGCCTCTCCTGATCCTGGTGCGGACCTCACCGATGACGCGGCGGGTGACGACGACGATACCGGGGCGGCCGAAGATCCGGCCGAAGTGCGCCGTGGCGAGCCCGCCGGTCGGTGTGCTGGAGCCGGTGAACCGTTTGATGATGGCCTTGCGGAACGCGCCGGTCGGCGTGGTCGAGCCCGCCATGGTCTTGTTCGCGCGCTTCAGCGTCAGGCCGGTGGGAGTGGTGGAACCGGCGAAGACCTTGATCATCGTTTTCTTCAGCAGACCGGTCGGCGTGCTGGAGCCGGTGAAAACCCGCACCACGACACGCATCTTGGACAGCGCACCCGTGGGTGTGCTGGAACCGGTGAAGGGGTTCTTGGTGATGGTCTTGCGCAGTGCGCCGGTCGGGGTGCTGGAACCGGTGAACGTGATCATCGCCTGTGACGGTGTTTCGGTGTCGGTGGCGTTGAACGAGTCGATGATGAGGTCTTTGGCCCCGGACGCGCCGGAGACCGTGGTGACACCGATGAACCCGGCGGACGGCTGGTTCGTGTCGGTGGCGACGATCTGCCATGTCGACGTCGGCTCGGGGTTGGACTGCAGCCAGGTACGGGCCTTCTGGCTGTTGCCGAACACGGCGATGCGGGTGTGCACCACCTGCCCGGCGGTGAATCCGTGGGTGTAGGTCTGAAGGTCGGTGCCGGAGTAGCCGGTTGACCACCCGAAGATCATATTGCTGGGTTCGAGCGAGAAGTAGTACCCCGTCTCGGTGTCCACGTTCGTCGACGTCCGGACGAAGACATAGGGGAACTGGGTGCCGGTCGGTACCGTCCAGATGAAGTCGATTTCCTGGTTGGTCCGCGAGGCTGCGTTGAGCCGGATCGAGGTTCGGTTGCCGCTGGCCGCGCCGGTGCGTATCCGGGCCTGGTTGGACTGGATCGTGACGGTGCCGCTGTTGTCGGCCTTGCTGATGGTCCAGTTCGTTCCGGCGACACTGGTTCCGTTGGAACCGGTGAAGGTATCGACCGCGCCGGACGGCATGATGTTCGCCATCGGCTCTTACCTCCCAGTTCCTGCTCAGCCGACCTTTCTCTGTGGTCTTGCGGGCTTACCCGCCGGAGACCATGGTGAATTGGTAGGTGGCCTGGAGGCTTTCGGACGACGCGAGGTTGACGACGGTGAACAGGGTGCGGTCGAGCATGACCCCACCGCCGGTGGCTGCCTGGCTGAAGATGCCGTGCTCGGTCGCGGCGACGGTCGCGGAAACCGTGATGGTGGCGACGGATTCGTACACGTTGGCGTTTCCGGCCTGCTCGCCGGTGGTTCCGGTGGGCCGGGTGCTCGACACCGCGTACTGAGTTGTCAACTCGGTGGTCAAGGCCGTGTTTCCGACTGCCTCAGCGGAACCGCCGGTGCCGAGACCGTGGTACTTCATGTTCTCCAGTTCCACCAGGTTCTGGAAGGCGTCGATCACGTAGTTGACGCCGGTGGTGGTGATGACCCGGCACGACGCCAGCCCGAGGTCGTGCTGCAGCCCCTCACGGTCGATCTTCGCGAGCCACAGGTTGCCGATGATGGCGACGGAACCGCCGCGAGCCGCCTGCTCCGCCGAGGCCGCAGCGGCGATGGAGCGCTCGAAGTTCTCGGCGTTCTCCTCCTGCCAGGCGACTCGTTCCAGGAGCGCGGCCTTGCCGAACTTCCGGGCGCTGGCGATGACGCCGCGTCCACTGAGTTCGGGGTGTGCCCGCAGCCCACCACCGAACCGGATGGCGTCGGCCTCGGTCATGACGACGGGCCGCTTCGGCGGGGCGGGAATCCGGACTAGGCCGAGAGACCCTGATGGCTGACTGGTCGAGTTACGCATGATGGCCTCTCAGGGCGTCGGCAGGATCGAGACGTCGTTGACGCGGTAGGGATAGGACGACGTCAGCGTGATCGAGCGTACTCGGCCGACGATCAGGCCAGCCTCTTCAAGCGCGTCGTCGATGTCGCTGAGGTCTTCTTCGGTGACGATGACGCGCGGGCGGCCGGACCATTTGTGGAAACCGACCCCCACGGAGCCGTCAGCGCCGATCTGCTGCTGTGAATTGACGTCGGGGTTGGACAGCACCCGGATGACGATTTCGGCGGCGCACATCGCCACCAGGCGCACATCGACGTCACCGTCATCGACGGCGGCGGCCAGCATCGGCCGGGCCAGGTCGATCTTGACGATGGCGTCCTGCAGGAGCGTCGCGGCGATGTCCGCCTCGCTCGGTTCACCATCGGTATCGAGGGCTCGCCAACGGTTGACGATGTCGTCAACCGTGACTTCTGGGTATGCCATGGCGAGCCCTCGATCCCTCAGGTCCTACTTCGTGCCGTTGCCGCGCGGGGTGACGACGGTCGACTCCGGCGTGCGGTCACCGCGACCGACACCACGCAGGGTGTATGCGGAGTTGGGGGTGGGGTCCATCTTCGTTCCCCGGTGCCCTTTCTCCTGCTCCTTGTCGACCCGGTCCTGCATGAACTTCTGCAGGTCCGCAGCGGCGGGCTCGTCGGCGATCTGCCCGGCGGGGGCTTCACCGACGCCACGGGGCGGGTTGGTCGACACCGGAGCGCCGACCGCTTCGCCCTGCTGGGTGCGCCCGGCCACGATCGGCGCTGTGCCGTCCGCTGCCGGGGTCTGGTCCGTCTCGTGCACCTTCGGTGCAGCGGCGGTCTTCTTGGCGGTCTCAGCCATTAGTTGACCCTCTCAAACTGAACGGAGACCGATCCACCGGGATCGACCAGGCCGGTGCCGCCGACCGCGACGGAACGCCACTCCAGGACGTCACCGGCGACCACGACGTTGGAGGACGCGACACCCGTCAGGGGTACGACCTTTTCGTCATAGGCCACGAGGTTCACCGAGCCGAGCAGGGCGAGGGAGGCGACCACTGTGGTGCCCGCCCCGGCCTGTCCGTGGTTGATGAGCGACAGCGTGCGGCTGGCCGGTGACGCTGCACCGGTGACCGCCGCTGTGGCCGTGTAGGTGACCGCAGCCACGGTGCCGTCGAAAGGTGCTTCGACCACCGTGGACTGGGTTGCGAGGATCGTCGCCGCCGGGGCGTCGATCGTCTTGGTCTGCTTGAGGCCCATTACGCGCCCACCGTCCTGATGTAGCCGACCGGGTAGCGGGTGCCCTCGGTCGGGTTGTCGTTGTTGATGGTGTTGCTGACCTGCCAGCCCACCCGGAACTTGAGCCGGATGGCCTGCATGTCCTGCTGCGGCAGGTTGTAGACGATGTTGCCGTCCTCGTCGGTGATGACGCCCTCGGTGATCAACTTGTACTCGATCCCGGACTTCACGCCGACGAGGAAGTTGTTCCAGTCCCCGCCGATGAGCGCGACGCCGTTGACGCCAGCGCCACCGGAGACGGGCCAGAGGCCACGCATCGGGTACATGATCGGCACGCCGTCGACCGACTTCAGGTCACCGCCGACGCGACCGTCATCCAACTTGCGGCCGGTGGTGTCGCGGGCCTTGCGGAACTTCGACCGGGTCGAGATCGGGCTGAGGTAGGCGGTGGTGTCGTAGCCGTCCTCTTCGATCTTGCCGATGAGGTTGTCCAGGTCGCCCATGAACCCACCGGCTGCGGCGTTCGACGCGCCGAAGTCGACGTAGTTACCAGCCGCAGCGGCGGCGGCGATGACGTTGGTGGGGAACGAGGCGGGGGCGTTGACGCCGAAGAACACCGCTGAGTCGAGGACCCGGGCGAAGGCTTCCACCAGCAGTGGCTGGGCCTCGTCCCAGATGTCGACGGCGACGTCCTCCATCACGTTGTCCGCCACCGGCATGATCACGGCGATCTCTTCGATCGTCATGTACCGGTTGGCCCAGGACATCTCGGTGGTCTGCTTGAGACCGGTGTCGCCGACCACCCAGTACGCGATGGGAAGCGCGCTCAGGATGGGGAATCGGACCGAGTTGCCGCTGACCGGGATGGGTCGAAACAACTGGAGTACCGAAGAGTCCTCCGTGGCCTTGCCGAGCATCTCCTTGGAGACCTCTTCGGGGATCAGCGGAGAAACGTCGGTACGGGTCGTGAGGGAGTCGTACGCGCCACCGGCGAAGCCGAAAATCGGCTTCCCGTTGCGCCGGTAGCCGATTGGCCTGGTCAGTTGCACTCTGCACTCCTGAGGGTCAGCCGCACCCCCTGGTGGAGTGCGGCGTTAGCGTCCGCGCTTGTTCGCAGACTCCTTACGCAACTGAGCGCTGAAACCCTTGGCGGCGGGTGCCGTCTGGCGTGACCCACCGTCGTAGTCGATCTCAGCGTCCGATGCGCCCTTCTTCCAGTGCGGGCGGTCTTTCAGCAGTCCGGCGAGCGCGCGGTCGATGGCCTTGACGTCAGGCTTGCCATCGTCACCGATGAGGTCTTCGATGTCGTCGCGCAGGGCCAAGACCGCGTCTCGCGGTGTCATGAACCCTGAAGTGGCGCGGGCCTCGATCTTCGACTCGGTGATGGACTTCGCTGCGCTGAGATCGGCTTCGCGCTTGGCCTCGGCTCGCGCCTCCGCCTTGATCGCCTCGATGTCGACCGTCTGCTGTTGCTGCCCGTTCTGGTCGCCCGATCCGCCCTTGGTGCTGGTGCCGGTTCCCCCGGCAACCTTGGCCTTGAACTCGTCGAACGTCTTCACACCGGTGTCACGCATAAGAACCTTGAACTGGCGTGTTTCGCGCTTGGCGAGTTTGACTGCCTCGCGTTCGCGTTCCAGCGCCTTCTTCAGACCCTCGGTGCTGTCGGGGTCCGGCTCGTTGTCGTCTCCGCCATCGTCGCCGTCTCCGCCGTCACCATCACCGCCCCCACCGTCGCCATCTCCATCAGGTGCGCCACCGGCGAACGGCCAGATCGGTCGTCCATCGATTCGCGTTCCGAGCGGAGCAATGTTCAGGTAGGACAGGGACATGCGTACTCCTCAGTGCGTGACAGCGTCCCGCTGCCGGTTGGTGATGGCGTCCCGCCATCCGAGCGAAGTTCTGACCAGTGGGCATCCCGCCCGCCGATCACTGCACAATGTAGCCGAAGCGCGCAAGCATCGCGGTCGCAACCTCGCGGTCACCTCGGGCGTCCTTCATGATCTGCCACGGTGTGGGCCTGCGGACCTTCGAGCCTTTCCGTCCGTAATACCCACGCCGGGTAGTGCCTTCGCGGGTGTACCGGCGACCACCGTCAGCGGTATACATCCCGTTCTTGCGCGCGGTCGCGTTCACCACCTGATTGATGTCCGCTCCGGCCCGGATCGCTTCAGCATTGGCCTTCCCAAACAGCACGTCCTGATCGCGCTCCGACAGTGACGCGAAGTACTCATCAGGATCGACAGTGACGCCGGACGCAGCGGCCACCGTCACCGGCATGTGCTTGCAGTCGCAGTTCGGGTGACGCAGGAAGCCATCGGACCATTTGTAGAACCGACCGGCCAGGATCACGCACCGACCGCAGGACGGTGGATCGAGGACCCGAATCCACCCGAGGGTGACCCGCTCGCCGGTGCGGACAACGCGGGGCGGTGGGGCCACGGCGGGCTCTCGCGCCGGTTCCCGCAGATCCACCGGCCGGGCCTGGGTCGGCATGGTCCGCAGCGGTTCGCTCCGGCGCACCGGCTGACGGTTCTGGACCTTGCGGACGTCGTCGGCGACGATCAGGACGGTGGCGTCGGCGGCGCGGCTGGCGTCGCTGACCTGGGTCTTGACCACCATCTTGAGGAAGTCCGCACCGGCCTCCATCGCCTGCGCCGGGGTGTCGCCGCGTCGCTCCCGCTGCCGGACCCGGATCACGGCACCGGCCAGCAGGCTGTCGAGATCCCGGTTGTCCGAGGCGATCCCGGCGAAAGCGTCGTAGTCGATCTCGGGGATCTCGCCGAGGTCCAGGCCCAGCGGTGTCAGCACCCGCCGGTAGTAGTCCTCGGAGTCCTGCGCGGCGATCCGCTGCGCGATCGAGAGCAGCGTGTAGATCCGGTTCCCGATGCCACCGACCCAGTCCTGGACGATCGTTGACACTTCCATCGCCAGGAAGATCGCCATGATCTGAGCGACGGCGGCCTGCCGCTGGTCGGCCTGGGCCTGCTGGCGGGCCTGCGCGACGGCCAGCGCGAGTTCGACCTCCCGCAGACCCTCGGTCATGGTGCTCATTTCGCGGTCGCCTTAGCCACACCCGCCCCGCCGGGCCGCCCGGTGCCGTTGCCGCCCGCTCCGGCGGAGCCGCTGCCGCCGGTGGTCCGCCCGGATGTGCGCCGTGGTGTCCGGCCACCGATGGAGCCGGTGACCTTGGCGTCCTGCTGTGCGCGGAACGATTCGCCGAGCAGCGCGGTCGCGTCGTTCATCGCCATCTCCCGCTGCGCCTCTGCGGCCATGACCTTCCAGCGGGCGATCTCGGTCTGCGTCGCACCCCAGCGCTCCCACAGGGCTTCCTTCGGGACGCCGAGCGTGCCCATCTGCACCAGGGCCGACACGAGTTCGCCTTCGGTGCGGAAGCCGGGGTTTTTCCACATGACTTCCATGCTGTAGTCGCCCTGGGTCTGAATCCCGGCGATCTTGCGGACCATTCGTGCGGAGCCCTCCAGTCCGCCGTTCATGCCTCGCGAGCGCTGCCCGCACTTCGACACCAGGCCGGACTCGGATGCCACGAGGGTCTCCCCGTTCACGTTGGACAGGTCGCCGAGGAGGTACTGCGCCGGTGTCCGGCTGCGGGAGGCCATGTCCTTGACGTCGTCCAGTTTCGACGCGATGTAGCCCATCAGGTCAGCGGCGGCGAACTGCCCGAACTTCGTCTCGATCACCTCCGAGGTGATCATCCGGTTCTGGCCGACCTGGATCTCGGGGTTCGTGTTGCCCGCACCGTCCTTGTCCGGCCAGCCGGTCGCCCACTTCGCGGGGAACGCCCCGAAGTCCTGCGTCATGAGCCGGTCGACGACGGTCTTGATGATCCGGTCTTGGGTGTCGCAGAGGTCTTCCAGTTCGGACCGGCCGCCGGTGAGCAGACGCGGGTTGTTCGGCAGTTCCCAGATCGGGACCTCGCCGAGCCGGTTCGGCGCGGGCCACGACTCGCCCTTGACACCCCGGCGCTGCCACACCGGCCGGATGTTCATCGTGCTGGCGGACGGTGATTTCGCCCGGTACTTGTAGATCTTGTCGGGAAGGTAGAGCGTGGCGTGGATTTCGTCGGTCCAGTCGTCGCGCCACACCTTCAGCCCGGCGGCTGCCTCGGTCCGGCCGGTGCCGGGGTTGTACTCGACGATGCACTGTGATGAGTGCTCGACCCACATCTTGGGAGTCTTCTCGTCCTTCGGGTTCGGGGCCACCAGCAGGTACGACTGACCGGTGATCGCGGCTTCCAGCAGACCTTGATCGAAGTAGGTGTCGAGGTCGTTGGCCTGCCAGATCCTCCACATCTCCATGTCCGCTTCGCCGAGGTCGGACGGCTCCTGCTCGGGCAGTTCGATGACGTTCGACGTCGGCGGCCGGACCGTCTCTGCCGGGATCTTCTTCTTGACCTTGGCCGGATCGTTGATGCGGAAGCCCTCGACGCTCATCCGCTCAACCTGCGCGTCGCAGACCAGGCCGGTGAAGTTGACCCGGCTCATCTTCATGATCCGGCGGAAGTCGTCCTCCGCCTGCGGGGCCAGCCAGGGCAGCGGGAACTCGCCACGGTAGTAGTCGTCGAACTTGTTGATGATCGGCATCCGGTGCTGCAACTGCACGTAGAGCCGGTGCACCCACCAGAGCGGAGACAGCACAGGGTGACCCCCGTTGCCGATCGGCATCACGATTTCGAGGTCAGCCACGGTGCACCCTTTCTCAGTACGATCTGGTCGCGCCCACGGCACGGGTCAACTTGCTCGGTGGTTTCCATGCCGCCGGTCCTTCGATGTGGAGGTCGGCCGCTGCCTCGTGTGCCAGCACGTCTGCCATCGCGAGGTCGATCTTACGGTGAGGGTCGGGCTTGCCCAGGAGGTACTTGTCCTGAGGCTTCGCGACCTTCCGTGCGTTGCTGATGTGGTCGGCGGTCATCGGGTCGCCGTCGTGCTTGGTCCGGCCGGACAGCAGGTCGTTGCGGGCGCGCTTCAGGGCCAGGAACATCTGGTCGATCCGCCACGTCGCCCACTCGTGCACAACGTCCTCGTCGGCCAGCAACGCCCACTCGCCGATCTCGGTGCGCCAGTCGCGAGGGTCGCAATAGAACTTCCGGAGCCGGTACTTGGCGATGATCTCGGTGACGGCGGTGTGCACCTCGCCGCGTGGGATCGATCCGTTCCACTCTGCGGGGTTCCAGTAGCACAGCCGGTTGTCCGGCCCGTACCTCGGTGTGAAGCGGTAGCCGTCCTGGGTTTCCAGCCGGATGCCGGTCCAGTCGTCGTTGTCCGATCCGTCGAATCCTCCGGCGACGGCTTCGCCGACCGGGTCCGGCCGCCACAGGTGGTGTGTTTCCCACTGGGTGTCCTCGATCCACTGCCCGAGTCCGGCGACGAGCCGGTTGCCGTAGAACCGTTCGGCCTGGCCGGGGTCGGTCTGGAGGATCTCGAAAGCCTCGGCCTCGATGCCGTCCAGGTCCACCCAGTGACTTCCGGCGTACACGTACTTGTGGATGCGCCGCCGTTCGCGTTTGTTGGTGTAGGACAGGTTCTTTGGTGGAGTGCGATGCAGGCGGAAGATGTCCCCGGCGGTGAGCGCTGCGAGCGCGGTCTTCTGTGCGACCGAGTTCTCGCTCGGGTCCCAGGCGTTCGTGGTTTCGACGATCCGCCCGCCCATGCCGGAGGCACCACGGCGCTGGGTTTGTGCGACCTTGACCATGTTGCCGCCCTTGCCGTCCTTGCTGGCGGGCAGCCACAGGCCGACCTCGTCCTGGGGGACGAACGTGACGCGCTGGCCGAGGCGTGACTGGTTGTTCGACGTGACGGTCTCGATCCGGCCGCCGCCGGGGAGTTTGATCCATTCGGTGCCGACCCGCGAGACGATGTTCGCGAGCGGTCCCTCCTCCACCATCGGCCGGAGCGCGCCGTAGATGTTGTCGGTCTGCTCCTCACTGAACGCGGTGATCTGAATGATGGGTGTGGGCCAGGGGATTCCCATGGGCTCGCCGGTGGCGTAGGTGTACGTCCAGCCGCAACCGCATCCGTGGTCGATGCACCGGTACTGCTCGCCGCCGTCCGCCCACCCGGCGAACATGGCGGGGCCGACACCTTCGAGGCAGCACTGTGACGCGGTCAGCGGTCCCTTGCCGGACTTCTGCGGCATGACGATCTGGGAGCGCCGGTTGTGGAACGCCGGGGCTCCCATGCCGGGCACACCACGCTTGAGTCGCGCGGTGGGCTTCACTCGATAGTGGTTGGCGTAGAACCATCCTTGCCAGTCGCACAGCAGGTACGGCTTGCCCTTGTTGAATCCGTCAGGGATGACGCAGTGCGCCTCGACCCAGTCAATGGTGATCCACATGACCGGGAAGTCGATGACGAACTCCTCCGGCGAGGTCGCCAGCGCCGGGCTCATCGCGCGGAATGCTGGGCCGGGTCGAAGTTGTCCGGCGCGACGCAGGCCCAGCGTGAGGACACGAGCAGGAATTCCCCGCCGAGGAGCGGCGACATCGCTTGCTTCGTAATGACTTCCGGCGCGCGGTCGGTGCGCAGTTCGACACCGTGCTCACGGCAGACCTGTTCGGCCTTGACCCGCAGCCGGTTGATGATTTCCTTTGAGGCGGTGGTCGAGTCGCCCATATTGAGGACGTCAGCGTTCGGGATGTCCAGTTCGACGTCCATCATGATGTCTTTCACTGTGGTGCTCCTTAGAAGGGGATGTCGGACTGTGGCTCGTCATCTTCGTCCACGTCCTCGTCTTCGTCCTCTTCGTCTTCGCTCGGGGCCTCGGCGGAGGGATCTGGCCCGGGTTGCCCGACGATCTTGAATCCGAGTCGTTCGCGGGCTCCGCCGGGCGCAGCGCTGTGGATAGCGGTTACCGTGCCTGGTTCGCCCTCCTCGCCGATTGCCGCTGCGATCGCTGCGGCTTCGTTGGTTCCGGCCACGACGTAGCGCGCGGACATCATGGAATTGGCGGTGAGCAGGAGTTCGTTCTGGAGTTGCTTGGCCAGGGTCCGGCCGCCGAGCGGGCCGTCCGGCTGCATGGCCTGGACGTAGACGCGCACGTACAGGGCGACCTGGTCGAACAGTCGGTCGGCTTCCCAGATCAGCGCCTGTGGCAGCGCCCACAGGGTGCGCCAGCGCAGCAACTCCTGCGATGACGGCGGTGGGACGTCGTCCGGCCACTCTGGCGCGGGGCCGATGCGTCCGGCGGACGGCAGGAACGTCCAGTCCTTGCCGTCACGCTTACGGTTCAGTGCGTTCGGGTCGGCCGCCGGGCCTGATCCAGCCCTCGCGCCGCCGCTTCCTCGTCCACCCATGGCCTGATGGTAGACGTACGGAAGGCCCGACCCCCTGTGCGAGGTCGGGCCTTCCGTTGCCGGTCGCGCTCTAGTCGAGCAGGCTACGAGCACGAAGTTATGACGACGACGTGTGCGAGCCATGGCCGAGCAGGCTGTGCGACCGATCTGGTTACACCTTACAGGACTTGACTAGTCCTTGTCCAGTGGTCAGCACTGGCCGCAGGCGACGGTGGCCGACGCGGGAGCGACGGTCGCGGCGCTGAAGCCGAACGCCAGGGTTACGGCGATGAGCACGGTGGCTGCCTTCCTCATGGTGGAACCTCCTTCCGGGGGTGTTGTCGGGGCGGGGGAACGGATTTCAGGGCTCGACGGGCGGGTTTTCCGGGGCGGGCTCGTCGGCGGGCGGGGCGTCGTCGAACCGGCTGACGGGCACGCCGGTGCCGATGGCGATGGCGAACACGTCGCCCTCGACGACGTCGAACGCGAGGGAGCCGACGTAGTCGGGGACGCCGTCCACGTCGGTGTCGTTGGAGACGGTCACGGTCGCGGTGCCCAGCGGGCCGACAGTGACGGCCTCGAACGTGCCGTCGCCGTTGTCGGTCACGGTCAGAACGCTGTCGTCGCTGGATACGGCGACGAGGGTGCCGACCGCGTCCTTGTCGAGTACGTTTCCGGCGCGGTCGGTGAAGGTGACGGCGAGCGCGACTTTCTGGTCTGCCTTGAGCAGCATTGTGAACCCCTGTTCGTTCTGTGCGGATCGCCGCTTCGCCGGACGGCGACGCGGAGTTGAGGTGGGGTGGACGATTTCGCGCTGGCTGACCGGTCCGATGCGCCAGCGCGCGCGTGCGCGTTGACGGACGGGCCTGACCTGCATGGAGACGTCGAACCCCGAGTCGAAAATACTGATGACGCACCTCCAGTCGGTGCTTGCAGGATCGAGCGTAGCCGATCGTGGACGCAGAGCAGCCCGGCGACAGGCTCAGGGCAATTCGGGCGTATTGGGTCAGGGCGTACCCTGTCCGGAACGGGTCCGATGCAGCCGTGAGATGGTCTGTGCCGGGCTGATGCTCTCCATTGCGACCGGCTGGAGATCGACCGGTGCTGTGTTCAGCCCCAGGACCCCAACAGCCGTTAGGGCTACCTGTTTACAGGCCGAACCTCGCGTGGCGGGAGCCGGGCTCGAACCGGCGGCCTCCGGAGTATGAGTCCGGCGCGCTTCCAACTGCGCTATCCCGCTGCGGTGCTCCGCCTTCAGCCGACATTGCACTGACTGACGGGCACCTTGACGATCAGCGATGCTCTCGCAGGACGGGCGAGTCCGCCCACATCACCTAACGCCAAGTCAACGAGGTGGATTTGAACCACCGCCCCCGCAGGGGCTCCGGCATCCCTTAGCCGGTCCGGCTGATCCGAGGCCCCGTGGTGCGTGGGGTCTATAGGCCGGAACTCTCGTCGTACCAGCCCGTATCGAACCCGGTGGGCCATTCCGTCCGGGGCGAGGCCAGGCTTGTGTCCTGCCTCGATTCTGTCGACTCAACTACGAGTTGTCAAGAGAGGGTTTGAGCGGCCGGGCTGACAGGGGATGCCTCCCTCCTACAGCCTGCAAGGACTCCCACTTTGCATCGTTTCAAGCCCTGGCTTCTAGAAAGCCTCACTCGAAACCGACTTGGCGGTCCGCTCGCGGCGGGCATTCGTCCGGAGCACCAGGTGCCCATCCAAAACGTCCCACCGCAACAGGTTGTCGCCTCTGGCACCCGTGGTCCGGAGTTTCACCGGAACAACCCGTCAGAGACAACTCTGCACCACTTGACTAGTCCTTGTCAAGTGAGAATCCGTGCTCAGCCGGGCAATCTCGGTCATGGCGCGGTCTTTTGAACTGACAACGCCTTGTTGTGTGCTTGACCAGCCGTGCAATCACTTACGAACCTGGCTGACCCATTTTTACCCTCACCGTAGGTCCATCGCGCGCGCCCGCGCGCGGGTCACCCCCTCCGGGGGCGAGCGCGCCCGCGCGGCGTCGCTCCGCGACGCGAGCGACGCGACGCGACGCAGCGAGGCTGCGACGTGGCGACACGCCGAAGCGCGTTGCACGGTGCGACCTGCATCGATGCACGATGCGCTTGACATGGTCATGGTGCATGGTGCAGAGTCTGCACCAGCACCGAGGCAACGCACCACAGAGTGGGCAACGCCAAGGTGTGCACCACACACCACGCACTGCGGACACACGCTCACCAGGGCCTCTGTGGATGCACTGCAGGTGAGGCACCACAGCACAGCACGCACAGCACACGCTCACCCATCACTCACCAGCACACATGCACCATGCACAAGGGTGCTCCCACAAGGGGGTGCTTCCAGGAAGGGGTGCCTCCAGAGGGGTGCCTCCCACGAAAGGCCCGACCGTGAACCTTCGCACCGTAGCCAGCACCGTTGCCGCAGTCGCCGTACTCGCCTTCGGCGTCGCCACCGCCCCGGCAGAGGCTGCCAAGCCCGCCGCCCCGAGTTGGGCTCCCGCAGGCTCGAAAGCCTGCCCCGCAGAGGACTCCCCCGGCCCGTGCTACTGGGATGCCGCCAAGCGTGGCAACCGCAAGGGTCAGACGTTCTACGTGACCCGTGACCAGCGTGTTGTCCGCACTGCCGACCTGTGTGTGGTGGCAGCGACGCAGGCCAAGTTCAAGATCATCACTGAGGACGCCGCTGTCAAGGTGTGCGTCCGTACCGTCCGCACCGACGCCGACGCGAAGCGGGCTTACCGCTACGCCGCTGTGCGAGCCATCGGCTAGGGCTTGACAAGTCGGTGGCTGGGGTGCAATGATTGCACCATGACGACGACGCAGAGCACCCCAGCCACCGTGACCGTAGCCTCCACCGACCAGTTCATGAACCGCCGGACCGACCGCGAGTTCGTCACCCGCGAAGCGGCGGACGCTTACATGGCGACCTGCCACGGATACGGCGGGCAGGCGTGGATCGTGAGCCGCTTGACAACTGAATTCACCCGGGCCGATGAACTCGGCGTCGGCTTCCGGTTCATGGACGCGAACCGCACTGAGTACACCGTGGCCAGCGCCACGCTGGTGCGCCGTCATCACGAGGACGTGGTCGATGTGGTCACCACATCGGGACGCGAGATCACGTACGCCGCATGGGCTCTCGTGAGCGTCTACGTGATCGACGGTCGCCGCGTCTGACCCCCACCCACCGATGCCCCCGCCGATCCGGCGGGGGCATCCTTGCGTCTGGTGACCTGTCGGCACGACTTGACAAGATCTGAGGCACCGTGCAATGATTGCACCATGACGACGACGAGAGCAGCCGCAGCCCTGGCAGCAGCCAACCTGACCCCCACCGTGGCGAACGTGCTCAAGGTGTACCGGTCCGCAACCGACGCACAGTTGGCCGAAGGTATCCGCTGGTACGACGACGCTCACACGCTGGCCGTTGCGCTTGACCCGACCAACGTTGAGCGTTCATCCGGTGTCATCGCCGCACTGTCGCCGATGATGCCGTGGGGACGCAACGTGACCACCGCAGTTCGGGCCTACGCCGATGGTTTCGCCTCGGGATGCCTGAACACGTCATGCGCCAAGGCAGACCGCATCCTGAACGGTGAAGCACCGTTGGACGTGATCGGCAACGGCAACAAGGTCCGCAACTTTTACCTGAACATCCTTAACCCGTCCGATGCCTGCGGTGGTGTCACGGTTGACCGTCACGCTTTCGACATCGCGGTGGGTCGGGTCACCGATGACGAGACGCGCGGCATCCTCTCCCGCAAGGGTGTGTACGACACGTTCGCCGATGTGTACCGGCAGGCTGCTCTCATCGCTGGCATCGGTTCGGCACAGATGCAGGCTGTGACATGGGTTGTGTGGCGCGAGTCGGCCGGTAAGTTCGCTGCTGCGAACCGTCGCGAAGCGGGTAGGGCCTGATGGCTCCCCGCAAGGCGTCGCCACGAGTGGTGGCGACGCCGTACCGGGCGAAACTCACCCCGTACTATGAGATCTCGACTCGTGTGCAGGTCTGGCGCACCTTGGGTGACGTGCTGATTCACAACGCTCTGCACCGTGGGGGTGTGGAGCGTGCGACGGCAATCGTCCATGACGTGATCGAGGCGGACGAGAGAGCGCTTGACAAGCCACCGTGACCCGTGCAATGATTGCACCATGACGACGACAGAGAGCACCGAACGCGACATCCGCGACGCAGTCTCGGCCCTGTGGCCAGCGCTCACCCCCGTGATCATCACCCACGAGGTTGAGATCTGCCACCACAGCACGGACGCACTGCTCGGATACTCCGAGCACACCACGTACGGCATGATCGTGGGTCACAAGATCCGCGACGAATTCGGCGACTACCCACAGCGTTTCATCGTGATCCGCGACAGCGCCGATGAGGAGTACTACCTAGAAATCGCAGTCGGCGACGGCGGAGAGTTCGCCATGTACTCCGCCTGGATGGAGCGTGACGGCGTCACCGAAGCGTTCCCGTCCGACCCTCTGGCCGCTTACGAGAGCAATGAAGAAGCGTTCGGCGACCTGCTGGACGATCTCGTGACCGAAGGCGCGCTACTGCCCGTGTGGTGACTCGCTCACCCAATGCCCCCGATGCCTCGGCGTCGGGGGCATTTTCGTGTTGACAACTCACCGATGCCCGTGCAATGATTGCACCATGACGACGACACAGGGCAGCAGAGCAGACCGAGTCCGCACCGATGGCGCACAGGTTCAGATCGTGAGCGGCGAGTACCGGGGCCACACGGCGCGGTCGTGTGGTGCGGTGAGCGTGAACGAGGTCAAGGTGTTCGATTTCGACAGCAACGGCTACCGCATCGTGCACGTTTCCGACCTGGACGTGGCCGAGACTGAAATGCCGCGCACTACCTACGATGTGCTGTTCCGCGTGAGCACCGGACGTTTCGCGGGAATGCCTGACTACATTACCGTTGTGGTCGGCCCGGACGGCAACGGCAAGCCGTACACCTCCGAGTCAGACATCCCGAAGATCATCGCAGTCCGGCTGGCGCTGAACGAGGCCGACATCACCGTGATCTCACTCGGCAAGCGCGCCTGACCACCCACCCACGATGCCCCCGCCAGGTTGGCGGGGGCATCCTTGCGTTCGGCGAAAGTCGTTGCCCGACACGAGTTGACAACTCACCGATGCCCGTGCAATGATTGCACCATGACGACGACACAGAGCACCCGCAGCCGCATCACCGTTGCATCCGACCTGCTGGTCGGTGACCGCGTATTCATGGGCCAGGCATGGCGCACCGTGCGCTACCTCGTGACCTGCCTCGCCGACCGCACCCAGACCGTGATCACCGCCGATGGCGGAGAGTACGAGATCGGTCTCGACTCCGCAGTTTCCTACATCGCCTGACCTGAAATGCCCCGGCGGGCGGCACAAGCCGTCCGCCGGTAGCACGCTTGACAACGCTCCACATCCCGTGCAATGATTGCACCATGACGACGACGAGAGGCAGTGACATGAACGGCATCGAGAGCATCTACTCCCACGGACAGCACGTCACCATCGAGATCGACGGCGAACTGATGCCCGGTCACCTGACCGTGCAACAGCGTGAGGGTTTCTGGTTCGCGGTTCTCGCGGACGGCACGCAGTTGGGCCAGATCAGCGAAACTCGCCTCGCCAGCGTGACCACGCTGGTGCACGGTGACCGGCTGCGAGTGGCCGACGCCAAGGCGCAGAATCACTCATTCTCGACCCTGTCCGGCTTCGGCGCGCAGTACAACGATTACGAGGGTTCCGCAGGACTCGCAAAGTACATGGAGCACGCCTCCCGCCAGGGTGGCAAGGTTGCGTGGATCAACGCAGAGGCGACCGTGATCTCGGCTCACCGTGAGCGCCCGGTCACCCGTCACCACGTCCGCAGTGGCGACCTGGTCCGCGTCGCCTCGACCGCCCCGGGCGAGGCTGGCTGGTACCGGATCACGCTGCCCGGGATGCTCGACGGCGACCACTGCAACCTGGTCCGCGTCAACTGATCTCACCACCTGATGCCCCCGCCGGTCTGGCGGGGGCATCATTGCGTCATGGCTACCCACATCACGCCCGGCGGAATCGTCGGCCGGTGCACGTTTCTCGGCGTCGACACGCCACGGTGGTTCGATGCGTACGTGCTGGACATCGATGGCACCCATGGCGCTCCCACCTGGATCTATCGCGTGCTGAGATCGAGTGGCCTGGTCCGCTTGACAGAACTCCACTAAGCGTGCAATGATTGCACCATGACGACGACGCAGAACACCTCAGCCAAGACCGCAGACGAGTTCCGGGCCGAAGCCCGCCAGCACTCGATCAACGCTCACGAGTCATTCGAGCGTTGCGACACGGACGGCTTCATGAGCCAGTGGGCCTCGGGCCTGTCAGCCGCCAAGGCGCACCTCGCCGCAGACATCGCCGAGAACGGCGGTTGCGCATCGTTCCCGGCACTCTTCGAGTGGGGCGGCGACCTGGTGCCCGCGAAGTTGATCGAGACCCGCTACGGCTACTCGTGGGGCATCCTCGAAAGCGATGACCCGCGCAGCCGGATCGTCGACTGGTTCAACCCGTCCAAGGCGCGCAACGACGACAAGCGGATCGAGAACAACGCTCGCAAGGGTTTCAGCGTCGGGCGCGTCATGGCTCCCGCGAAGGCTGAACTTGCCGGAGCCAACGCGACGTCGGTCCGGCCGATCCCCGTCCGCACCGATGGCGGATTCTCCCGTGACGTCGAAATCGTTGAATTCGTCAGCCGCTACAACGGCTAGTACCGTCCGCCCGTGCACCCTGTCGGCCCACACCCGGCAGGGTGCACCATTTTGCCCGCTTGACAACCGCCGACAAGTCGTGCAATGATTGCACCATGACGACGACAGAGATCACCCCAGGCATGTTCGACATTCGCATCAGCAACAGCGGCGATTGGTCCATCACGACCGCTGCAACTCTCACCGACGCGCAGGCCAAGGTGATCACCTGGCGCGCGAACCCCGCCGACGTCGTGCTCGGCGCGTACGTGCAGGTCTCCGACGCTGGCGGGCTGCGCATCGGCCACCTCTCCCGGGCGACCTATCACAACCCGTGGGCGCAGACCCCGTACGTGATCTGCGAACTGGAGTTGATGTGAGTTGACAACTCCCCGCATCGTGTGCAATGATTGCACCATGACGACGACAGAGACCATCACCCGCAACGACGCCGAGAACTTCCTGCGCAACACCGCACTGGTCAACCTGAGCGGCATGATCGGCACCCCACATGCCGGTCGCTACACCTTGCACGAGGCACTCGGCGAACTCGGCCGGTGTAACGGCGTGTTCCAGATCGAGAGCCTCAACGGCCTGCACGTCCTCAAGGCGACCAGTGACAACGGACAGCACCGCTGGTACGTGCACACCGACGAAAACCTCGTGCCCCGCAACCCATGGGCGTAGGCTCGGTATCCGCTGCTGAACGAGACGACGCGCTCTGACTCCCGATGGGTCAGAGCGCGTCGTCGTATGCGGGGTCATACGGCGGATCGCTGCCAAGGTTGCATGACCGGTGCGTCATGTCGCTGAGTTTCGCCGTCCGGTCATCACGCAACGCGATGATGTGGTGCAGGTCCAGCGGCTGACCCTTGCGCATCTTCCGGCCGCAGATCGCGCACGCGCGGCCATAGGCGCGCGGCAGGAGCCTCGCCCGCTTGACCCGGTGCTCATAGTCGTACCCGCGTGCGCTGGCGCTTCCACGGGCAACCTCGCGCGCCGTGGCGCACTTCTCACACCGGCCCGCGCGCACCGCGACGGCAGTGCACCCCTCCTGATTGCACACTGCCGTCGCGCGCGGCATCAGACCAGCAACCCCGTGTCGACGTCCATGGTCTGCGCGGACTCGCGCCACTTGCCGAGTTCACGCGCGCCGACCAGAGCGAACGGCACCCCCGGGGGTGCTGACACCCGGCCCTCCTCGAACTTGCCCGCGACCCACAGACCCTGCAGCCGCACCCAGCCCTGCGGCCGGTGCGCGTACGCCAGGATCATGACCGAGTGCACCGGCTCGCGCTCGGTCCATCCCACGGTCTTCATCGCAGGTCGGCCGGTAGGGGTCTCCTCGCCGGTCGGTTCCTTGATCGCATCCATTTTCGTGGTGCCATCATTGTTTACTTCCCAGCCGTAGGCGTAATTCGCTTTCAACGTCCATCCAGGTAATGCGATGAATGATTTAGCGAATGTCAATGCACCGTCCGGCATATCCACATCACCGACAATGGTCTTTACCTTGCCGGTGCGTGTCATTGTCGTGACGAAAGCAATGGGCCGAGCCCGCACCAATGGTTCCGGATGAACAGGCTCGACCCACGGCTCCCGCTTTTCCCAGACGCGCTCGGTAGTGACGACGACATCATCAATGTCATCGATGTGATCACCCAACAATGCGGATCACTCCGAACGTCGTGAAGATCACGATCACTACGAGCAGAGCGATCACGGCGACCCGCATCGGGCCGATGTCGTCGTGATCGCTGTCGCCGGACCGGTCTGATCGCTGATCGCTGGTCACATCGTTAGCGAGCGGCCAGAGCCGATCGTTACGGTCCGGCTGATCGCTAAGCGACCGGCTGTTCTGCATCGCTGACCTCCGGCTCGTACTTGTCCTTGAACCACTTGGCCCACTTGTCGAGATCGTAGAGCCGACCCATCGACAGGGGCGGAAACTCCTGATCGCTAAGTGGCCCCGGAGCGCCGTTCTGCTCCATGCGGTAGATCATGCTGCTCGCTCGGGTGTAGTCCACGCCGAGTTCGATCGCGAGTTCACTGATGCCGCCGACCCGCTTGTTACGGATGTTGGTCTTGCGGGTGACTCGCTCGGCTCGCTGTCGGGCCATGGTGGGCACTCCTCAGGTTCGGGGGGATCGCTGGCGTGGTGACCTGACATAGCGATCAGCCACTTCTTGAACGTGATCATGGTGTGGTGCGGGTACTCGGCCCACTCGGGCGTGCCGGGTCCGTAGAGCCCAACACCGTCCTCGCGGGTCTGTTCGTCAGCGAGGCGGGCGGCGTAGTACGCGGCCATGAATTCCCGGTGGTACCGGGAGACCTTCCGCGTCGTCTTCCGCTCGTATCGCATGGTGCAATGTTTGCACGTTGTTGAGGACTTGTCAACTCACCCCGGGCACGGTCGGCGGACCCATCGAACCGTCGTGCGGCGCGGTGCCGCTGAGCACGTCCATCACATGCTTGGGCAGCGGCTGAACGTAAGGGCGCTGCAGCGGCGCTGTGGGCCGCCCTGAAGGGCTCGCAGGGTCCGCCTCGGTATAGATGGTCCCGACGTCCACGAAACGGCCTCCACGCCCCCGCCAGACGCCGCGCACGCGCCGTCCCACCTGATGCCTTCGGCTGGCGAGGACAACACGAACCACGCAGCCAGTCACGAGGTCATGACAGAACCATGTCCGCATCCCGGTCAAGGCCGGTCCCGAAGACCAGACGGGGCCACGGCGGGGGGATTCTCCCCCGTCCGCATGGATCTCCAGCCAGAGCAGCCCGTCCCCCGGTTCCGGCGCGAACTTCCGGCCCTTGATCACCCCACGCTCGGGCCTGGCCAGCAGTCGGCGTGCGTCGTCCGCGCTGGTCATGAGCCGAAAGTCTCGGCGACAAGCGCCGAAACGTCGCGAATCACGGGCACGTTGTTCAGCCAGAGCCTGACCCGTTCGCGGCCATCGCTGGTGTGCTTGAGTGGCACGGGACGTGGTTCCTTCGCAACCCAAGTACCGTCGCGAAGTTGCAGGCGCGTGCCGATGTGCCTGACCTGGCCTTCTTCGTTGATCTGGTAGACCCCGCGAGAGTCAGCGATGTCTCGCCACTCGGCGGCGGTCACAGGGTGATCCCGTGCTTCGCGGCGGCCTTGAGTGCCGCGTCAGTGGGCTTTCGTTCCACCCGCTTGCGCAGTTCGATGTTGTCGGCCCGGTAGTTCGCCGGATCGGCCCGGTAGGCGTCGACCTCGGCCTTCAGTTCGACTGAGCCTTCGACCAGTAGGTATTGGTGCGTCTTGGGGTCGATGGGTCCGTGAAAAGCCTGGCCGACCACGTCGGCGAGGTTGCGCCGAACGCGCTGACCATCCACGGACATCTCGGCCATCAGGAAGCCGGAGAGCGAGCGCATCGGCTTGATCAACTTCGGAGGCACTTGCCGGTGAGTCATGCCGGTCTCGGGGTCGACCCAGAGCGGCAGGCCGAGGCGGCGCAACTGCCCCTGATCACTGACCTCATACCGCCCGTTGGTGTCTGGGATGGTCTGCCATCGTGGTGTTTTGCTCATGGACGGATGCTAGCAGACGTCCTGTATATCCTCGCCCCCCGTTCGCCCCCTCGTGCACGCTTGCCCCCCCTCCTGACCTGCGGAAACGTCCGAAAATCGAGAAGTTGATGTTGCAAAAAAATCAACCGTACACGAATGTACGGATGACCCTATATATCCATTCGTGTACGGTTAAATTAAAATTCATGATCCACAGAGGTTTTTATGTGTAGCGACCTGCGGAAACGAGGGTTCTGCCCCCCCCTCGCCCCCCTAAGATCATTTGCCCCCTACGGTTCCGTAAGTTACCGACCGTCAACCCTCAACCTCTACCTGAGGGTCAGAGTTCTTGACAGTTTGGTGCATACTGTGCACATGACTGACCAGACGCGACCGACCGTGAGGGTGCCCGTGCCACCCCCGCGCTCTCCGGCGCGCGCCGACTGGGCCGGACGGATCGAGGCACTGCGCGGCCAGCGGGTCTACGTCGCCAACGAGGCCGAGGTGTTCCGGGGGTTCTACGCCTGGTCCGAACTGGACGAGGACGCCGAGGGGTTCCTCTGGGTCGAGGTGGTGCCCGAGGTGGAGTGGTGGGCGTTCCGGCTGCTCGGCCACACGCCTCTCAACGTGGTGCGCTGGCCTGCGGGAGCGGTCTGGCTGGACTGATCGGATTTATCCCGCCGTGGCCCCACGAAAAAGCCCCGGAAAGCGACCACCTGCGTCGTCTTCCGGGGCTTTCCATTGTCTGTCCAGCCAGCACCCAGACCTTGATCGTTTGCGGGCCGCTGACTACGGCGACCCCTTGAAGTGAACCGGGGACGCCTCCGTCAGCGTACCTGAACTGTCAAATGTCTCAACCTCAGGCTGAGGGTCACTGTTCGCCCGTTGACTACTCCGGGGGTCGAGGGGGGCTGTCCGTGCGTGCCTGGTGCTTGCGCAGGTATTCGATGGCGAGCATGAGACCTTCGATCGAGTCACCGAAGGCTCCGAGTGCGACGTTGCATCGAGTGCAGAGCAAGCCGCGCACGATGCCTGTTGCGTGGTCATGGTCAACAACCAGTCCGTTTTGTGCCAGCAGTTCGTGGAAGTCATCACAGATCGCGCAGTGACCCTCCTGCTCCTCGTAGAACGCTAGATACTCCGGCCATGAGAGCCCGTAGGTGCGCCTGACGTGGCCTTTCATGCGAGTCAGCCGGTGCTTCTCGGGGTTGGCCGCCCGGTACTCAGCCGTGATGTCGCGGTGACAGTCCTTGCAGTTGGACATCCGATCGAACTTCATCCCCTTCTGCTTGTAGAACGCAGAAACGGGCTTGACCTGCTCACATCGCTTGCATTCCTTGGATCTCATGCCTAAATCCTAGCACCCAGAATTTAGACATCCCCTGGACCACCCGTTGACTACTCCGGGGGTCCAGGGGGGCTGTCCCGTCAGGCTTGCTCGAACAGCGAGACCTCTTTGACCGCGAAGGTGTCGGTCGAGAACTTGTGCAGCACGGTGACCGCCGACTCGGCACCGGCCCGGTCGAGGCAGATGCCGACCGGGTACTCGTCGTAGCCGCGCACCAGCAGGAAGCCGACCGGGTCACCGTCAGCCTCGGCGACCGGCCGGGCAACGCCGATCTTGTGCTCGGTGAACCGGTCGCTGAGGGCGGCGAACCGGTCCTCGTCGTGGCCGAGGTCGCCGTCGCTCAAGTACTGGATCTTGTTGAGCATCCACTCCATGTCGGCGTTCGGGACCTGGATGCTGTCGGCCACCGGCGTGGCCACGAACGGCTCCTGCGGGCCGACCATGGCCGTCCGCAGCCGCTCGTAGGCGGCGACACCGTCGTCACCGAGGAACTCGTCGGCCAGGTCGCCGATCTTGCTGAACAGGGTGCGGATGTCGTTCGCGTCTACCTGGATCATGGTGTCCATCTCCTTGTTCGTCGTCGTCATGGTGCAATCATTGCACGGATGCCGACGAGTTGTCAACTCCCCCTGGACAGCAGAAACGCCCCGAATCCGAAGATCCGGGGCGTTGCCTGGCGCTCAGTCCCAGTACGCGGCCTCGCTGCCGGTCACCTCAAGCCCTGCGGCGCGCTCCAGGGCCGCTTGCCAATGTCCGGTGCTGGCAGCCACGGAGAAGTCCCTCGTGGGCCGCTCCAGGCCCAGAGCGAGCGCCAGCATGACCTGGTCGTCCATCGTGGTCTGGTAGTCCGTGACGCGGGCAGCAGGGGCCTTGATGTGCAGCCAGCCGTACGCGGTGCCGGTACTGCCGGTCACCGACCAGGTCCGGCCGGTCCGCGCCTTCAGGAACGTCTTGATCAACTTCGTGGTCGCGGTCCGGTCGTGGCTGGACAGAACGCTGTTGATCGCGGCCTGCACGCCCTTGAGCGGCATCATCACCGGCGGAACCTCCACCGCGATGTCGTCCCGCTTCAGCCGGGCAACGAGACGCTCGCGGTCGCGCTCCAGCCGCTGCCGGTCGGCGGCGTCCTCGGTTGCCTGCCGGGCCGCGAGATCGGCGGCGTGCTGCTCCTGGCTCGCCGTCAGGAACTCGGCCGTGCCGGACAGCCGGGCCTGGGCCTTGGGTGGCAGACCGGCCGGGAGCCGGTGTGCGACGGCGATCCGCTCGTACTGCTCGCACTGCAGGTCGGTGAGTGACTGAGTGCCCTGCATGGTGTCGACTCCCATGCCTGCGAGCCGGATGAGCAACTGCAGGTCGTCGTGGTTGATCGTTACGTCCATCGTGGTCTCCCTTGTCGTCGTCATGGTGCAATCATTGCACAGCGATCAGAGAGTTGTCAACTTCAGCCAGACGAGTGATGCAGCGATCGCCACGATCGCAACGATCACCGCAGCGGCGAACATCGCAGCGATCACACCGGCGAACCGAGCGAGCGCCACAACGATCAGCGAGCGATCAGCGATCGGATCGTTGGCGTGCCGGGCGTAGCGAGCGCTCACAGCATCGCTCGCAACTCGGCCCGCACGCGCTTAGCGAGCGAGGTGTTCCAGTGACCGTCACTGCTCGCTACGAAGAACTCCACGAGCGATCGCATGGAGTACGGCCCGTAGTGATCAGCGATCGACGCCACGCCGCTCATAGCGATCACGGGCGCTCGCAGCGATCCGGGCAGCAGATCCCATTCGGTCTGAATATCAGCGGCAATGAGCCGCAGGCTGCGGCCCTGCAATTGAATGTCCATTGTTTCCCCAATGAATAGGCCGGGAGCCCGAAGGCCCCCGGCGTCTGGAATTCAGGCTCCGTATGCGTCCCATGATTCTTCGGTGGCGCTGGCGGTAAAGATCTCGTCCCAGTCGGAGTCAATCTCGACCAGGGTCGCGAGGTGCAGGCAGAGGAACAGGTGGAGGTCGATGCGGGAATTCTCGGCGAGGGTCAGGACGAATTCGCTGATCTCGACGCCGCCGCCGACGAATGGCTGCTCGGCCAACTTGCGGGCGGTGCAGTAGAGGTTCGCCGCGAGGGTCACGATGGTCTCGGTCTCGATGCTCTGTGTCGTCGTCATGGTGCAATCATTGCACGGGCTGACGAGGCTTGTCAACTCCAGTCGCAGGGAATTTCGCCGCAGTTGTAGCCGGACCGGCACTGCCGTCGGATCAGCCCGCAGACGCGCCCGGCCAGCCGATGGCCGGAGCGCCTCCACAGGTCGTAGAGGGTCTGGTGGT